ACCAGTTGGGAAACTGTTCCGTTGGGCTTGACACAAGTAATAGCAGTGCTATGAGGGATACCAAGACGGTCAGCCCACTCAGAGTTAGTAGAAACAGCCACATTTTTAAGATGCTCCAATGTATCAGCTAGGCCATCATTAGCCGTAGTCATTAATTTGTTATCCATTATCCCTGTGAGTGACACACCGAGCAAGCGTTCTGCTTCTGTGTTGGTAGCCCACACCTTTCGCAAGTAGGGGAACTTAGTGTATGTTGACTGAATGGTTCCAAGTATAGTTGCAAGACGGACTTTTCTTGTAAGGTCTTCCAAACTGTCGTTAGCACGGATGACAACTTCCGTAAGATTACAGAACTGATCCGGCCTAAGAATGATTTCCGAACATGGGTTTGTTCCGAACTCATAGCAAGACTCCCTACGGCCATTTTTTGCAGCTTGTTTAATTGATGCTTCTCTGTTGAATATCCCTCGTTCTCCACTACCACTCTCCATTAGTGCAGTCCACTCACGCATGAATGCCATGCTGTCAGGTTTCTCTGAATAAGATACTGAGTTGTTAGCCAAGGCTCTATGCCCTGCATTCTCCCACCAGTTACCTGACTTAGCGTGACGCATACGATCATCAGATAGATTAGACAGACTAATCATAGCACTACGTCTAACACCACCTACTACTACTACCTCACCAATCTTACACATTAAGTCATGACACTCAAGGCTAGACAATCTACGTCCTTGTGCACCTTTGAATGTTGTGACTGCAAAGTTAAACAAATCAACTAGAGGAGCAGGACCACTAGCCCTACCACCAAAAGTTTTTAGCCTTGCACCTGCAGGTCTAACTTTAGATACATCCCACTTAGGAATTTCACCAGCCCATAGGAGTGCCAACACTTGTCTCAAACCCTTAGCCCATCCTTCCTTGCTGTCCTTGATGACAACACACGTTTCGCTATCGAAAAGAGGAGGAACATCAGGGAGTTTAGTGATGAACTGACGCTCAACACTGAAACCAACCCCCGTCCCGCAAAGGAGGATGAACATAGCCTCATCGAAAGACTTAGGGTCATCTACGGGTAGGTAGCTACAGTTATACATACAGGTATTATCCCGGTCTGCAGCCTTACCTGCAGTCATGAGTGACCTCATACTAGGCATAACCTCAAGGCTAAGTATGGCATCACGCATTTCATCTAGGTCAACAGGCTTGAGCCATGTCTTAGCTATGTTCTGCAAGTAACGCTCTACAGTTTCACCCCATGTTTCACGGCGTCCTTCGTCTTCAATCCAACGTGCATAGCGGCTGGTTGCAATAAAGGTTTGATAGTCGCTAGGTAGATAGTTATTATTCATCTTCACTTTCCTTATACTAAATCAGACAGGTCAGGCTTCCAATAGTGTGACCCCTTCAATACTTTTCCATCAGGCCGTTTGATTGGCTTACCTCTTGGGCCTAGCTTAGACATATTAGATGCGTGTACCCTACGGAAAGCTTCGTCTAAGTCCCACCCATAAGTAGCTGCATATCCATACGTAACGTACACCAAGTCAGCTAACTCTTTAAGTAGTTCCTGTGGCCCATCTGCATCACGAACTTCATTGTACTCTTCTTTGAGAAGTAACCAACGCAGACCTTCTAGCTTTCTACTGTAGCCATACTTTTCCCCAAGCGGGTGATCCATTGCTGTAGCAAACTCTTTGACCATATCAAGAGGTGTATAGTCTTTAAGTTTATTAATCATATCCTCTCTGTCGTACTCAGCGAAGTCATTTATTTCTTGTTGTGTAATCATCCGTGTTCCCTCACGTTAATGTTGTATATGGTAACGTCATCTATATCAAAGACTAAGTTCTCAAGCAAGTCCCTGATATCTTCATTGTGGTGTACATCATGAGAAGATAGTATATTGTTTTCTTTATCTACCTCAAGAACAAACGTAGCACTGAACTTTCTAGTCTTCATTGTTTCTCTACCTTTGCTATTAGTCTAGCACCATACCACTCAGCTTTCTTCAAGTCCTCTATACCGTTCTTGTATCGCCACCTGTGTAGGTACTTAGCTATGTTGCCTCTTAGGTATCCTATGTACTCTTCATCAGTTAGAAAGTCTTCTATGTACTCTATACACTCTATAGACCCTGTGCCGTAGTGAGGTGGGCTATTTACCATATCGGTGTCTACTTCTTTCCACTTAGCCATGTTAGCAGCTACCCTTTGTTTTCGTGAACCTGTTTATTTTTAAGATATTACCATCTGAAGTATAGATTGGCTTATCTTCTTCTCTCTCCATTGAATCATTCATAATCTCTTGTATCTTGGACTCAACCCTAGCCTTTAGACCTTCTAGGAGATCAGAGTCCTCATCTAGTGCTAACTCAAACAAAGCATTCATAGTTAATGCTACATCAAGAGCTATCTCTAAGGCATCATCATCCAAGTAGTTATCAGGTGATTTGTATATACAAGTCTCTATGCGCCCATCTCCTAGAGGCTTTATCAATATCGCAACTTCACCCTCACCTATATCACTAGACATTAATCTTTCCTTTTTGTTTTGAGAGGTATTATTTTAGCCGTAACACATGCTCCGGGAGATGTCAACCATTCATTTGGTATTAACCTATGAGCATACAGGAAGTCATTCTTCTCGCACCAATCACCATACGTAGTCTTAGAACCTTTATATAGCTTACCCTTAGAGTTACTAAAGACAAATCTTATGTCTAACTCAGGGTGCTGCTTCCTTACTTGTATATGCTTGTGCCTGTCTTCACTATCAAAGATACCTTTAGTTTCAATAAAGATACCGTTGTCTAACTGAAAGTCAGGAGTGTAAGTACGGTAACGTAAGTCCTCCCATTCTATTTTAAGTAACTCATACCTTACCTTTTTCTGGCACTCAGACAAAACAAGAGCAGTCTGTTTTTCAAGACCACTCCTGTACTTGGCTTTAAGGTGTTGCCTCTTAGGTTTAGGCATCCGTCTTTAGCTTAGTATATGCCACGTTAGGTGGCGTTAGTTTACCTTGATAGGTTCTTGATGGTAGTTCTTGATAGTCAGGCCAACACGCTTTCTTGAATGAGCAGAAGCTACACTCTCTGCATAGTATCCTATTGCCTGACTCCTTCTTACGGTAAGTCTCTGCAACATCTGTGTACTGTCGCTCAAGTGGCTCGTCGTTCTCTAAGTAGTCATAGGTATCACGCATCTTATCTAAGACTTCATCAACGTCTACATGTTTAGCTGAGACATACTTGTGATGACCTTTAGCCTTGTTGACTACCCACCATCCACCTACCTTCTTACCTGCTGCTGTAGCGTAGCCTACAAGCTGTGCTACGTAGCCGAAAGGATCATTAGCTTGTAGTGTCTCAAGGTCAACAAACTTTTTAGTGTAGGAGTGATCAGATGCAGACTTGATGTCATCCACTCTGCCTTCCATAACTAAGTCATACTCTCCCCTGATTGGGCGTCTGCCACCACCTAAGTCTAAGTTCACAACATCGTTGTCTTTAAACTTGACACCTGCTGTACGCAGTATACCTTTGAATACCGCCTCAACTATATCACCTAGCATCATGTTCATCATGAACTGTTCAGGTAACGGTGCCTTCTCTTCTGGTCTATTCTTTTCAAACCATAGTTGACATATAGGGCGTCCAATGTTTGACATTCTAAGTTTAAACTTATCACGTGGACCCCCGTTGAACTGCTTGTCTAAGCCTTCTTTGACATCAGAGGCAACCTTATCAATGATTGCCTCCGACATACTGGACTTGCCTAGAGTAGCATCCCGCATCAACTTCTTAATAGGAAGTTCAGCAGCATGGTTCATATCCATATTAGTATGGAGCCTCCTCTACTTGTACGATAGCATCAAGCACATCAGGTGAGATAGCTACATCAGGCTTGTTTAACTTCTTCCACTCACTAAGAATGTAATCATTAGAGTTGTCTATGTAGTCAACAAAAGAACGAAGTGTATCTTGATCATCTTCCTTCATAGATACCTTAGACCCTAATGATGCCACCACAGTAGCGTAACTATTAGTAGACATCTTTTCTTTCTTAGATGTAAGCTTGATAGTATGCTCAATAGGTAACAACTTCTTAGCGGTTATCTCCTGTAGTGCAGCATCAATAGACTTCTTACTTTGGAAGTTCTTAACGTAATACACAAAGTCAATCTCGCCATCGTAGCCTTGCATAGGATTGCCTTTAGCATCAAAAGGCTTGTTAAGTGTCACCTTACCAAACAGTACTTTGGAGTTCTTCACACTGCTTTGTCGTGCCTTGTAGTCTTCATCTAAAGCAGCCCATTCTTCTGGTGTCCTGTACTTACTATCTCGGCCTAGATTAAACGTACCTCTACTATCCTTCAAGTCACCCTTCAGTTTAGTAACCATCACTGTGCTGTGTGATCTACCTATGTCAGTGTCGAACTGCGTCCACTGCTGCCGCTGTGCAAATAAACGGATGGATATAGATCGACTATACACCTCATTACCTTCACTATCTTTGAGCTTGTATGCTCCAAGTGGTACTACAACCTTCTCTTCTACCTCGTCATCTACAACATGTTCAACCATGATAGGTGCTTGCACCTGATTCAACATGGGTATCTTTGGTGCAGAGGAAGTAGACGTATCCATTTCTCCGAAACCCATTGCCGCTGCCAAGTCTGATCCAGCGAAGTTAGTACTCAACTCATTGCTCATTATATATCCTTTCTGAGCTTTAAACGAACCGTAGTTATACCATTATACATCAACAGTGTCAAGCCAATTCGGTCCTATCTTGGCCTCTAAAAGTAAGGGTACATTCATTTCTACCCCATAGTATCTGTT